TAGGTTGTGCTGCAAAATTGCCATCATCTAAGGCAATTATGTGAGCGCACTTATGTTCGTGCGGTATCTCTGAATGATCAGTGTCTAGTATATTACTATCTGGATGTGCAAAGTCAACGGTAAATAAGTATTTACCTGGGTGCCATTTCTTGTCTTTACCTATGTATTTTCCAGCCTGGCCATCTAAAATATCCCAACGATTAACAGCAGGATAATAACTAAAACAATTCCAGAGCTGTAGTTCATCAAGTCGTCTTGCGGGCACTCCATGTGCCTCAAATCCCTTTTGAATAAACGCGCTAATTGGTAAGCGATAAAATATTGCACCGTTTTCCATAATAGCATGGAAGAGTATACTACGACCTGTAAGAGCGCTAAGACCAAAGATAATGCAGTCTTCAACTTCTCCATGATGTTTTTTAAGATCATATAAATATTCTCTTCTTATTTGTGCATAAGTTGCTGGTATGTTTGCGTTTAAATATGCCATAATTAACCATGTATTTCACCCCAGTTATCACCATACTCATAGTCAACTTTATTAGGGACCTCTAATTTAACAGCGTCCTCCATAATTTCAACAATCTTTTTAGCATGTGCTTCATCTTGAACGGATATATCTAGCTCATCATGTACTTGTATGTGAGGTATGATTCCTTCTTTGTATAATTCTAACATTGCTTTTTTAGTCATGTCAGCAGCTGAACCCTGGATTAATTTATTAAGAGCCTTGTATGTGTAAGCTCTTTTTATCCCCGGTCCATGTTCCGCCAACGCATCTTCATGAGTCATAGCTTTGTGCATACCGAAACTGTTAGGTTCCCATAAGTGAAACCTGCATAGTCGTCCTAGCAATGTACGGATTTGTCCACGATCTTGTGCTCTGTTAGATGCTTTTTCCATTAGTTGTTTTACGAATGGTACACGTGAATGGTATGTATTAAATAGGTCAGCAGCTTTGTCCTTTGTCACCCCTAATTCTGCCTGTAATTTACCTTTACCCATACCATAGAAAAGACCCAAATTGATCGTTTTAGCCTGTGTTCTAGGTATGTCAGCCATATCTGCTACGGTCTGGTGAAAGTCTGCGCTAGAGTCGTTTGTATAAGCATCTATTACATCATATACAGATGGTAATTTGTATAAAGAAGCATAATGCACTACCAACCTAGGCTCTTGCTGAGAATAGTCAAAACAACCCCATGTATGGCCCTCCTCGGGTATAAATAACGACCTTATCTTAGGTCCAAGGTCTTTATTACGTGCTGGAATCTGTTGTAGGTTAGGGTTCTGATAAGAGAATCTTCCTGTAACCGTGCCACCACCTGCATTACGCAACTGATTTATCTCTGCATGTATTCTACCCTTGTGTTCATAACTTATAATAGAATCTAAAAAAGTTGTGTGTGCTTTGTTTATCTCTCTTGCTTGCGCAATCATATTAACAACAGGGTGCTCGTGTTCTTGTAAAAAGTTTTTTGTAAAAGAAGGTGCCTCTGTTTTATCTGTTCTTGGATACTCTAATCTCAACATATCAAAAACTTCTGCAACAGATCTTGCTGCCCATATTTGAGTATCAATATTTGTCTCTCCTTTTATCTTATGTAATAGGTCTTGTTCTGCTTTCTTAAATTCTTTTTTCATTTTGTGTGCACGTTCTACATCTACTCGTACACCTTTGAATCTCATATCAACAAGACATGGAAACAAATCAGACTCCAAGTCAAATATATCTTCTAAGTCCTGGTTAATAATTTCTTTTTTCATCTCTTGCCAAAGACCAAGGGTTACTTCAGCATCACGTTCAGCGTACGCACCAACATGCATTGATGGTAGTTTGTACATTTCTGATTTAGGGTTGATTCCCCATTCTGCTGCAGCTTCTGCAAGTGCAGATTCGTTTTTACCATAACCAAGATAGTGCCACGATAAACTATTTAAATCATATCTAAATCTATTTTCATTAGTCACAGCTGCCGCTATCATTGTGCAGGCTATGTTACCATTTATTTTAAAACCTAATGCTCTTAACCAACAAACATCATAGATAGCATTGTGAAAAACTTTTGTTGATGGTGCTTCAAGTACATCTTTAAGCCATGATAAAACTTTAGCTCTATCCATATTACCACCGCCTTCATGAGCTATTGGAAAGTATCCTTTGTAATGACTGGTTGCAACTGCAATACCTATAACATCACCATTACCAATAACAGAACCAGATCCTTTTTTAATTAGGTCTGGATCTTTTGTCTCTAAGTCAATTGCTATTTCATCTACATGACGTAAGTCAGGAAATTCTGTAGGCTTTAACCATTCGGTAGGTGCTTCAAATCTAGGTATCTTCATTCGTTTTCTTCCTCCCTTAATTTTTTTCTATTATATTTAGTTTTATCTTCTATTACTTGTGATTTAAATTTTGATGTTCTAACTTCTTTTGCAACAGGATTAGTTTTAAATATTTCATCAAAACGTTTACGATAAGTATCGTTAGAAGGTCTTGATCTACCGTCAAACTTTTCTTTTTTCATAAATATATTTATCTTCTATTAATTTATTTAATTCTTCTTTATTTGAAAAAGCATACAAAGCAGCATGGTGGTCTTTTGGAAATATTTCCCAACTAACCAGCCTTGGATAAATTTCTAAATCAAATTTATATTTCTTATCTACTACAATACTTTTATTTATTTTTAATTTTTTTGGCATCTTTCATCTTTTTAATTTCTAGTTCACAATAGTGTTTGATCTTCTCTAAATCTTCTATACCATTCTTGTGTAAATATCTACAAACATATTTCACAACACAACCTTGAAAGAATGATAAATTATTTTTTGAAATAAATTCATAGGGTTGAATATAAAAATTTTTATAATGAGATCCTCCAATTTGTTTGTCTTGTGGAAACGCTTCATTAAATAAGTCCTTCGATGTCATAACCTTGATCCTCCTTTTTTGCTGACATTACATAAAGATTTTGTTTTGTACGTGTTACTCCAACGTACCAAACTCTATGTTCTTCGTCTTGTTTGTCCGGACTCTTTTCTACAGAGTCTCGAATTGTTTTAGTATTATCTAACATTAACAATACATTGTCAGCTTCCCCACCTTTTGCTGAATGTATTGTAGATAATTTTACTCTAGGGGGTTTATTTAATTCTTCCCCATTACTTAACATTTCTCTTATGTATAAACATTCTTCATAGTCTGATTGAAATACATCGTACCATGGTGTATCTTTACTGAATCCAAATTCAGTTAAATCATACATTCTCTCTTCTTTAATTTCTGTATCTGTTCCAGTGTATTCAAATATATCTTTTACTTCTGCTAGAGATAAGTCATCTCCTTTGGTCCAACGTGTGTAATTTAGAATTGTTTTAAATAAAGTTATCTTGTAACTTTTACGATCTTGAAACTCAAAATAAATACCGCGTTCTTTTAGTGTAGGTTTAAGTCTATTTAATTTATCATTGTATCTTGCTAGTACTAACCATGTTCCCTGATCAAGTGGTGCATCTTCTGTGCTATAGATATAATTTACAGTACCTTCTTCTTCTCTAGCTCTCCAACTTTTTTGTACCCTTCTATCGTCTGGTATCTGTTTTAAAATATTGTCTGCAAGACTTTGTACAAGTTGTGGAACCCTGTAAGATTGTGGCAAGATTATGTCCTTCTTTGAAACTTCCTGCTGAAATTTTTTTACATCTGCACCCGCCCAACCATAAATTGCTTGATCATCATCACCTGCTAATATAACGTATTTACTGTTTTTCTTGATAATATCAAACATTTTCCACTGTATAGGTGATAAATCCTGTGCTTCATCTATAAATGCCACATCATATTTTGGACACAATCCGGACACAATAAATTTCTCAATCATATCTGTAAAATCTATCAGACCATATGATTGTTTGTAGTTATCTACTTCATCACAAATTATTTGTAACAATCGTTTATCCATATCCTGTGAATACATATCTGTATTGTATTCTTCTTCTAAAGAAATGTTTTTTATTCTAGCTGCATTTATTAAATTAAAATATTCGCTATCAGAATTTATAAAACCTGTGTTTTCTTCACCACGAGAGTAAACCGTAACTTCAATACCAAGATCTCTACCAATATCTTCATAGTGTTCATCCTGCATGACCTGAGCTTTTTTCATACCCAACTGAGTAAATGCTAAAGAGTGCAATGTCCTAAAATGTTTTAGATCTTTTTTCTGAAATGCTGTGTGGTAGTCTAACATCCTATCGACAGCTTCGTTTGCAGCTTTCTTTGTAAATGCAAAGTACCCTATCTTGTCTACAGGTGTACCTAGTTTTAAAAATGTTTTAACATATTTTAATAGTTTAGTTGTCTTCCCCGTTCCTGGAGGCCCGAATAATTTTCTACTGATCATAGTATGTCCGTCTTATGTTTTGTTTTAGTGTGATGTATGGGTACTTCCTCAAAAGTTTTTATATTAATCTGTATTATATTTTTTGTTGATGAGTTGTACTCACCAGTTTTTTTCGATGGATATCTTTTCTGTTCTAAAAATTCTATCTCACAATCCTGGTATGTAATCTGCATCATACGTCCTGTTTTATCTTCACTGTACTTCCAGTTCTTTGCTTTTAATTTGTCATAAAATTTTTCAAACTTGAAGTATGCATAGTCACCTTCAATCAATACTGATCCAGTTTTAAATGCAGCATCACTGGTAGCCTTAGGTCCATTTATTTTTGCGTGTATAACATCGTGTAGTTTTTCTTTTGGTGATGTACCTACCGGTGGTAGTACAACTTTCTGTGTTGTGTATAGTGCATCCATAACAACTTGTTCTTCTTCACCTTTAATTAATGGTGGAAAGAATCCTGCAGCTTTTGATATTGCATTTCTTCTTTTACGTTGATCGTTTAAATGTTCTACAGTTCTACAGTGTACGGTAGCTGTGCTGATACCATCTGGTTTTGTTACATCAAATTCGTATTCTGGTTCTGGATCTAGGTCTATCTTTTTTAAATTAGTCAGTACAGGATAAGATCCTTTTGTACCACGCAAGACTCCAAATTTTTTCTTAACACAAATACCTTTTTTACAGTGTTCACTTAAAGGACTTTCATTACACTTGTAACCTTTAGATCCTCTGTTCCATGATTTAGTTTTTGCAGCTAGTTTTTTATCATCCCATGCATTTGCATCCGTACCTGTAAAATATTTTACTGGAGCATTTTTTACTCTTTGCTCCCAATTGTCTGGGTATTTTAATTTTACCATGACATGATAGTTGTACATAAATCTATCTTTACCATCAAACTCTGGTTTGTTTGCTATCTTGGATATTGCCGCTAAACATGGTGGACCATCTATAAACTCTTCGTCTACACCCTCCATTGTTTTTGCTTCCATCTCTTCTGTAATTTCTTTCAGTCTTTCTTTTGGTACCAGGTTTGCATTTATAATTTGCATAAATTGATCTAAGGTAAATTTGGTACCATCAACGTTTAAAGCTTTACGCTCCTCGCCGAAGTAAGGTAGATTTATAAATTGTCCTGGTCTTAACTGACCGGTCTCACTATCTTTTGTTAACTGTGTTTGCTTTGGAAATATTTCTGTATCTTGTTTTAATCCAAATAAAGATAATAAGTTTGTTAGAAATGATTTGATTAGTGATGCGTTTGTAAACTTCTCCATAAATAAATATAAATGAAGGCCACCACTTTTAGATTCTGCAGGCAATAATGGTAAATCATACGCCTGTATGATATCTAAATAATCTTTTTTGTTGAAGTTAGCATAATCTTTTGGATCTATATCTATAACTGCAAATTTAACTTCTGAGTCTTCTGTACATGGCTGTATACCTATAGATAGTTTACCATCTAAATGTTGTTGATATATTTCTGGTGTAAGTTCCTCAAAGTTCCATCTGTAGACTGGTTTCTTTTTACCTGTTTCAGAATCTACTTTAGATTCCTTGTGATCGAAATCAGCTATGCCATAGGCATTTCTGTATCCATTAAAATATTCTATATATTTTTCCATAATAACTGTTTCTGTGGGCCCTCCACTCTCGCTTTAGGCCCACACTGTGCACATATCCCAAAAGGAATTATATAATGCTAGCTTGGTCCTTAGGTTTATCTTCACCATGTTTAGCTTTAACACTTCCTTTAGAAATGCTATCGCTAAAACCTTTAGCTTGATCGTAAAGACCTTTATCAGTTACTGGGCCGACCTTACTTACTTCCCAACCAAACCAAGTGCCTTTATCATTTGACATTTGGGTAGTCTTTAGTTTGTAAATGTGGCTGAAAGATGCCGGTGTAAACATTCCGTTTGCACCCTTCATCTTAATTCCAGACATCATAGAGTTCCACTTTCTACTAATTTTTAATTGAGTAGATTTCATAGAAATCAATGCAGTCGATGGACTATCTCCCGCTACTATAACAAAGTGCGATGCAGTCTTCTCAATATAATTACCGTTTGGTAATCTATCTTTGTAGTTTGCATCTGGTTTTGTTTTGGACATAATATCAGATGATGAATCATAGATTGCAACTGGTGCACCTAGACCTTCTCCTCTATCTTTCCATTCAATGTACTCCAACTTATAGAAGCATGGAATTACATCGATACCTTTGACTCCGTCATAGAGTTCTCCAGAAACAGAATTAAATATCATTCCTGGTTCTGCACCCTCAACATACTTACCATCACGTTTGTTAACTTCTGGTGAAAGTTGTCCTAGGATTTTTAGAAAAGGTAAGGCAAGATCTTCTTGACCTATTGCACCTAAACCTT